GGAGTTTGTTATGACGCGTAAAGCTTAATCAGAGAAGCCAGCAAAGATTGTGAAGAAGTTGCCAGCGACAGATTATGGCCCAGGCGTACTCTGTACAACGGCATTAGGAAACAGATTTCAGATCACGCAGAATCCAGAGAAGAAGAAATTTACTCTTTGGAGGATTCTTGATGGTGGATTTGAAAAGATTGCAATGGCTAATACTCCAGTTGATTTATACTCTAAAATAGCCTGGGATAAATAAATGCACCCATGGACAAGCGGTTAAGTCCCCAGCCTTTCAAGCTGGTGTCGCGGGTTCGACTCCCGCTGGGTGTACCAATGCTGCCATGGTGGAATGGCATACACGCCAGTTTGAGGGACTGGTGGGAGAAATCTCGTGTGGGTTCAAGTCCCACTGGCAGCACCATTTTATATGGCTACGTAGCTCAGTAGCGAAGAGCGTCGGCCTGTCACGCCGAAGGTCGGGGGTTCGAGTCCCCTCGTAGTCGCCATGTGGACGTAGCTCAATTGGCTTAGAGCATTGGATTGTGGCTCCAAAGGTTGCGGATTCGATCTCCGTCGTCCACCCCATAGGGGTTTAGTGTAATTGGTAACACAGCAGTCTCCAAAACTGCACGATGGAGGTTCGAGTCCTCTGGCCCCTGCCATGTAAGAAAGACGCATACAGCAAATACATACAAATAATTCTATGAATTTTTACTAACTCCAAAATCACTCCCTCTTCCTCTCTTTCTCTAATGCGTCTTGTATGTGCCGGTGTAGCTCAGTTGGCAGAGCAGATGACTCTTAATCATAAGGTCGGGGGTTCGAGTCCCTTCACCGGCACCAAATATTCCAGCATAGTTTAATGGTAAAACAGTCGGTTTATACCCGATATTACCTCCAGATTAGAGGGTGTTCCGGGTTCGAGTCCTGGTGCTGGAACCATATCGGTAGGTATGCAAATTGGTGAAGCAAGCGGTCTGTAAAATCGTGACATTAGAAACATTGTTGGTTCAAATCCAACCCTACCGACCAATATTAAAATTGAGGCGAATATTTGAAATATTGTAAAACGTGTGGAAAGAAAGTTGGATACAATAATTTAACCGGATATTGTTTTAAGTGTTATAAAGAAAAACAGAGTGCGGAAAAAATAAACAATTGGTTAAGGACTGGTGATGCTGGAATTGGAGTTTCAACTACATTAAGAGGATGTATAAGAGACTTCATTTTGAAATCACAAAATGGGTGCTGTAATATATGTGGTATGTCCGATAGCTGGAATGGAAAGAATCTTGTTTTTATCTTAGACCATATTGATGGAGATGCTTCAAATAATTGTAGAGAGAATTTAAGATTGATATGCCCAAACTGTGATAGCCAACTGCCAACATATAAATCTAAGAATAAACACTCTGCACGAACATATAGAAAAGCAGCTTAATGGAGAGTTAGCGAAGCGGCCATAACGCGGTAGTCTTGAAAACTATTCTGGGGTAATACCTACGGGGGTTCGAGTCCCTCACTCTCCGCCAAACAAGTGGAGACACTTGTTATTACGTCCGTGTCTTAGGTTGAGCGGCCCAGTGGAGCACGGCCACAAAGATCCCGCTCCCATTTATTTTTCTCGCTTCTTGATGAGGATGTTTACCATGTCACATACTACGGCTGCTTCTTCATCGTTGAGCATAGAGATGTCTAAATAACGCTTGTCTTCACGACAAAGCAAGTAATCAATGGTAGTGCCAAATAAGTTTGCGATTTTGACCAGGACTTCATACGATGGCAGTCGGATGTCAGTTTCGTAGCTTGACACCATAGAGGCAGTTACCCCAATTCGATTTGCAACCTGCGCCTGTGTCATATGCTTATCGCTACGCAATTGCTTCAGACGCTGAGAAAACTCAACCATTACAATCACCAACCTTTTCTAACAGTTTATACGAAATATATTTTCCGATAGAAAGGTTGTCTATATATATTAGTTGAATACGGGTCAATAGCTTATGCGGTCTGAGCGCCAGACTGAAAATCTGGAGGATGAAGGTTCGACACCTTCTTGACCCACCATCAAAAAAAGGCACGTACAGCTATCAATTGGTTCATAGCCAAAAATATATTTGTGCCTTGTATATGCGTCCATAGCTCAGTTGGTAGAGCAGCGGGCTTTTAACCCGTTGGTCGTGGGTTCAAACCCCTCTGGGCGCACCAACTGATCCTCAGGCTTTGCCTGAGGTTTTTTATTTTGATTGAAAGGAGGCAGAGATATGGCTGAAACAAGAAAAACCACTTCAACAAAGGCAAGAAGTAAATCTGGTGAACAGTTTGTTTTGGAGAATGAAGACAAATATAAATATCATTGTACAGCTTGCGGCAAAGGATTTGTGCGGCAAAAAGATAATTTCAGCGTGTCTCCTTCTCCTTATTATAAAGGCAATAATGGATATCTGCATATCTGTAAGCGTTGCTTAGAAAAGGCATTCATTTATTATCGTGATGAAATGTTTGATGGGAACCAGGATAGGGCGATGGAATTTCTCTGCGCCACAATCAATACATGCTTTGATGAGTCTGCTTGGGCCAACGCCAAAAAGCATCCCTCCAAAGGTAGCAAAGTAAGTGTATACTTCTCAAAGCTAAATCTCAGCCAAACAAAGGGAAGCTCCTATGCTGATACAGTTATGCTTAGGGAAGCAAACAAAATTGAAAACGCTTCTTCTATTCAGCAGGTAGAGGATTCACAGGATAATACTGTTCCAATTGAAACGGTACGTCTTTTTGGACTTGGATTCAGTGAGCAAGAGTATGAAGCACTTAAATTTGAGTACGATGATTGGGTTCGTAAGTATGGCGAGCCTGAGGACAAGCGGCAAGACGAGCTTTATAAGAGTATTTGTTATTTGAAGCTTCAATTCCAAAAGGCTGTGCAGAACGGTGATAATGGTATTGGTGCTTTGGCAAAGGCTTATAAAGAATATATTAATGCTGCCACTACAGAACTTGAGGATCGTAAGCAGAAGCAGGAAGACTCTGTAAAATTAGATCCTCTTGGTATGTGGATTGGAGATATTGAGCGCTATACACCAGCAGAGTTTTACCAGGACAAATCTTTGTATAAGGATGCGGATGGTATTGGAAGCTATGCGAGTAGATTTATCTTCCGTCCTTTGAAGAACTTGTTGACTGGTTCTAAGGAGATTGATAAAGAATTCAATCTGTCAGATGGTGAATAAGTATGGCACACGATCTGATGGATGAACGCCAAAAGCATATACACGAGAACTTTCCTTCTACGCATTATTTGCATAAGAAGGAAAACGTGGAACGGCTTTTGCACTGGATTACTTTTTATCGGCGCAATCCGTCAAGGTTTGTAGAGCACTATTTCGGTGTGACACTACACCTATATCAGCACATTATTCTATATTTGATGGAGTTTGTGCCAAGCTTCTGTATTGTGGCCGCTCGGTCAGCCGCGAAATCCTTCTTGATCGCTATATTTGCATGTAAGGAAGCAATACTTCGCCCTGGTGCAAGAATTGTTGTAGCTTCTGCTACTAAAAAGCAGGCGAGACTTATTGTATCAGAGAAGATTAAGAAAGAACTGATACCTAAGTCGCCGCTTTTGGCTTCAGAGATAGATAGCTTCAAAGATAACCAAAACGAAATTGAAGTTGTTTTCAAAAACGGAAGCTCCATTGTTGTTGTTGCCGCAAACGAAAATGCCCGTGGTTATCGTGCAACAGTAATGATTTACGAAGAGTTCCGTATGATTGTGAAAAATATTATCGACAGTGTTCTTTCACCATTTCTATATGTAAGACAGGTCGATTATATTAAGCATCCTGAGTATTCAGGTATGGTTGAAGAACCAAAGGAGATCTATATTAGCTCTGCTTGGTATCAAAGCCATTGGATGTGGGCATTGATGCAGACTCTGGTTAAGGATATGTTCCATAACGGCACATCTTGTATTATCGCTATGGATTATAGTATTGCATTAAAGCACAATATTAAGACCAGAAACTTCCTTATTAAAGAGAAGAAGAAGCTTGATCCTATGTCCTGGGCAATCGAGTATGAAAACCAGATGATTGCCGAAAATGCCAGATCGTTCTTTAACTACGAACAGCTCAACAAGAACCGTAGATTAAAGCGAGCATTTTATCCTCGTCGTAATGATGAGGCGCTTTTGAAGCAGAAAAACAAATATGATATTCCAAAGCAGGTCGGTGAAGTTCGTATTCTTTCATGCGATATTGCTATGGAAGCTGGTAACACCACAGACAATTCTATTTTCTCATGTATTCGCTTGCTCCCAGAGAGCCAGGAGTATAAGGTGCAGGATACTACAGGTGAGCACCTTGAGATTAAGCGGGGTTATCGTCGGCAAGTGGTCTATATGGAGGCGGTTCACGGTGGTGAAACTTCAAAGCAGGCTATACGTATAAAGCAACTATATACAGATTTCAATGCAGACTATTGTGTGCTTGACGGAAGAAATGCTGGTATTTCTGTTTACGATACATTGGCAAAAGTGCTTTATGATGAAGAACGTAATATGGAATATAAGCCTTGGCGTTGTATGAATGACGAAAAAGTTGCTAACCGTATTCAAATAGCTGGAGCTGAGGAAGTTGTATATATCATCAAAGCGCAGTTAGAAACAAACAGCAATATTGCAGAGACAATGCGTAACTCTCTTAATGCTGGAATGATTGATCTGCTGATTAGCAATACTGAGGCTGTCGATGAAATCCCCAATATCTTCCCTGAATATGCCGCTGCTGATGTAGATACTCAGTTGTTCTTTGAGCGTCCATATCTTGAAACCGTTGCCCTTATTAACGAAATGATAAACCTTGAATACGAACGTGGAGAGCAAACGGGACTAATCAAAATAGTAAACACAACAGACCGTAAAGACCGATACACGTCGGTTTCTTACGGCAATTATTTTGCCCAAATGCTTGAACACGATTTGCTTTCAGACAGTTCGGAGTACGAATATGTTCCGCTTTATAACTAAGGGGGTGATAAGAAAATGGCAGGTACTTTTAAGTGGCCTTTTGGCTGGTTTAGAAAAAATGATTCAGATGTGCATGAATTAAATTCTGCTCGACCAACAGAAGAGCCAACACATGAGTTTAATACAAGTATTGGTTCGGCCTACCTAAGACTATTAGAGAGTTCAGAAGGTATGCCATATACCATTCAGGAAATACGTACATTCACAAAGAATCCTATGCTCTATATTGAGCAAATTAGACGGCTTGCACATTGGGCTTATCACACTAATGGAGTGGTTTCTGGAGCCATTGACTATATGAAGTCACTCCATACCTTAGATACAGTAGTTGTATGTAAGTCAAAAAAGGCAAACGGCACTTATCCTAAGAACTATCGCATAAGCCGTTCAAAAATGGAAGCTACGCTCCACACCATACACTATAAGCAAGTAATTCGGGATGCAGTATTTAGAAATGCAAATGACGGAATGTATGTTGCCTATTTTGAGACAGCGAGTGTCGCACCAGATTATCGTACTGCACTAACTGATTTTGAGATCGAGGGAATTACAGAAATTAATGCTTTGGGCATGAACGCAATGGTTATTCCTCTTCCTATTGAGTTCACCCGTATTATTGGGCGACGCAATAACAGCTATCAGATTGCTTTTGACTTGCGCTACTTTATCAATTTCCCTGATGATATTCGCAAGAGCAAGCTACAGGGCTTTCCTAAGGAAATCCAAAAGGGTTGGGTGGACTATGATAATGGACGGCTCCCAGGGCCATGGTTACGTTTGGATAACAATAAAACTATTGTAACCAAAATCAAGAGCGAGCTGACTGATCCCTACGGCATTCCATTTGCTATTGCCGCTTTGGATGATGTGAGTTATGCACAATATTTTGTTGATACAAAGCGCAACGTCCTTGATTCTGTAAACAATCAAATCGTTTATGAAACATTCCCAGAAGGCAAAGAAAAAGGAACTTCTGCGTTGAGCGAAAAACAGCAAAAGCAACAGCATGAGTTGGTGAAAAGAGCACTTGCGAATAAATCTGGGAATTCAAGCGGTACTTCATTCTTTTCTTTGGCGGCTGGAACAAAGCTTGACCGCATTCCATTGGACGTTTCTCTGCTGGATGAAAAGAATGAGAACGCTATCAAGGATGCTGTAAACAAAGATCTTAATGTAAGCGCCAGTGCGTTGGATGGTAGTAGCACAGGCAATTACTCAACTGCCAATCTTAACTTAGAGCTTGTTGCGGCAAATGTCTATACCTGGATTGAAGATATAGCTGATGAATTGAATAAATGTATCAATCGCAATGTTATATCCGATTCCAGTTGCCGAGTAGAATTTTACATTCTACCAATCACAATGGTCAATCGTGAGAAGATGGTTGGCTATATGGCTGACATCTATGCTCGTGGGAAAGGCAGTCTGTATGCCTGGATTGCCGCTACTGGGTTTAATCCAGACAACTACGTTGCACTTATGGATTATGAGCTTCAGGAGGATTTTGAGAATCGCTATCCTGTACATAAAACATCGTTTACTGTTACTGAAAAGGATGGATCTGATGAGGAAGGTGGAAGACCACCAAATGAAAGCGATGATCCAGCGGCGGTTCAGCAAAAAACAGATGGAGCAAATAATACTCCAAAACCATCCACGGGGTAAGGAGGTGAGACACGATGGCTGAAGATTTGCTTGGTCGTATCTATGAACTTTCAAGTGAACGCCATATTACCGGACGCAGAAAGATTAAATTGATTCTGCATGAGATTTTCCCGTCGCCAAGCACTTGGCAAACAAACGGTATCTCATGGGATGAGAACTATACCCGTCAAAATCTTGGTTCGGTTACAAATATGTCAATTTGCGTAGAGTTCTTAGATGACGAACGAAGCCTCCCCTATGGTCATGGTTTGACTGATATCCGAGATAATATGCCTTTTATGGAAGACGCTACTGTTGTAGGTCACTGTGAGAAAGCGTATATCGACGATATTGAAGTGGAGGGAGTAAAGAAAAGGGTGCTTGTAGCAGAGGGCTACATAGATGAAATGCGATATCCCAAGTTTGTTGCATGGTTGGCTGAGAAGATGGCCGACGGCAGCGTAAAGGGTTCTGTTGAAATTGTTGGGCACTCTGAAAATGAAAATCGTATTATTTACGACGGTGGTTGGAAGGAGACTGGTAGAGTTCCGCAGATTTACGATTACAGCGGGTATGCCATTCTTGGTATCAAACCGGCAGATGATAGTGCAATCATCGTAGAGTTAAATAATAAAAACGAGAAGAACAAGGAGGACAAACAGATGGATGACAAGCTTATGAGCCAGTTTGTTGATCTTGTGAAGAATTCTGTAACTCAGACTATTACTGAGCTTAATAATAAAAGCGGTGAATATGAGGGTCAGATTTCCGAGCTGAATGGTCAATTGACTGCAAAGGATGCGAAGATTGCTGAGCTGAACGCTGAGCTTGAAGCGGCTAAGGCAACTATTGCAGAGAAGGAACAGGCTATTACCGATCAAACCGCAGAATTGAATAGTCTGAAAGAGGCTAATACCGCTCTGGAGAAGGATAAGAAGCTTGCTGAGCTGAATTCTGTTTTGGCTGGATTTACCGCCGAGGAACAGGCTCTTGCCCAGGCTGAGATTGACGCTTTTAAGGCCGATCCTACTTCTGTTGAGCTGAACAGCATCACAAATAAGATTTGCGTCGAACTTGTACGCAAGTCAAAAGAGACTCACACTAATGAGCAGAATAGCGCTGGTTCTGGCCCCGATATCTTTGGTGGAGTGGCCGATCCACAAGATAACGGCGACGCAGACATTTATGGCTAATTAAGGAGGGCAATAGAATGAAGTACAAGACAATTGGTGCATTTAAGAATGTACAGAATGTGCCTTACTGCAAGGCAGCAGTTGATCTTCATGTTGGTATGGGTGTTGTGCTTGACCGTGTAGCCAAGACAGCTTCTCTTCCTGCATCTGACGCAGACTGCAAAGCGGTTGCTTACATTGTAACCAATATTAACGATAAGCCAGAGCTTCACAACAGTCCTGAGACTTATGTAGTGAATGCGGGCGAGTATGTTCGTGCTGATAATCTTCATACCGTCAATGGTTTGGAGATTGAGTTTGCCGCATTTGAGATTGACGGCGGAACAGAGGGGCTTGCGGCTGGTGACATGCTGGTGTTTACCACTTCTGGCCTAATCAAGAAGGTGGCCGATGCGGATGGTTACGCCGCCGCTTTCAAGGTCATTGAAAAGACCGCATATATGGATGACGGAATCCTTGCTGAGATCGTAGCTCAGTAAGGATTTTGTTTTGCAAGGAGGTAAAGAATAATGGATAACATTTTTGAACTTAATACAGTCAACAATGTTAAAGACGATATTGTTGATTCAAAGCTCAAGGCAACCTCTCCCGTAGTAGAGGTATTTTCTGCCTTGATCCAGGGTAAGCGCCCTGAGAATATGGATGATAAGGTTCTTGATAAGAACGTTGAGCATATTAAGAACCTTGCAGCTCGTGCTCTTGCTGGCGATCAACGCGCTGTGTCTGAGCTGAATACTATTCAGCGATTTGCAATTCAGCCTAAGTTGCTGGAGGCTATCAAGATTTTCAGCTTCATGGGTACATATAAGTCTATTCCCTATGACACTGTGCCTATGATGAAGACCTACAAGTATGAGAGCGTTGATTCTCGCTTCCAGGCTTCAAGCGGTGATGTGCCCTTCGCAACCCACAGCTTCCGTGAGTACCCAATTGGCACTCAGACCATTTCTTCTGGTTACGCAGTTGACTACCGTGAACTTCAGTCTGGTAACTTTGATGGTACTGTTGCTGAGGGCTTGCAGCAAGTTCAAATCGACATGCAGAACAAGGCCGTTTACTACGTAATCGCCAAGATGTATGATGCTTTGAAGAACGCTAAGGGTGTAAAGCACTTTGCCGAGGCCGCTGGTATTACTAAGACCGCCGTTGATGATATGCTGCTTGCTATGCGTCGTTATGGCAAGACAAATATCTGCGGCGATTACTCTGTAACTTCACAGCTCAATGAGTTCGCTGGCTATAAGACTATTGGTGCTGCTACTATTCCTTTCGGGGCTGATGTGGTAGCCGAGGAAATTCGCAAGAACGGTCTATTGAACTTCTACGGTGGTTCTTCTGTTGTTGAGCTGCCCAATGCTTTCAACTACACCCGTGTGAATGCGGATAAGAGTTCTTATGAGCTTTACATGCCTCAGGGACTGCTCTTCTTCATTCCTCAAGGCAATATTGCACCCTTGCAGATCTTCCGCCGTGGTGGAATGACTACAATGACTGGCGATGACATTGTGACTCGTCAGCATCTCACTCGCTTCGATATGGAGATTGGTGCTGGTGTTGCTGAGGGTATGGAGGATCAGATTGGTCTTCTGTCCGACACTAACTTTGAGGTTCCTACTCTTTAATAGGAGCTAACAGAAATAATGGCGGGGAGTCCTAAAAGCTCCCCGCCTAAATTTTTATACAAGGAGCGAAATACATGGAACTAACCGATAAGGTTTTGATTAATAATTTGTGCAGTTGGCCTCTCCATTTCAAGCGTCTAAATGGAATGGGGGATATTCGAGTGCCAGCAAATGCAAAGAACTTTGCTCTGCTTGATGTTTCCGAGGTACAAATGCAAATTCAAATCGGCAACAATCTATTTATTGGAAGCGGCGAGGGTCAGCAAGGCGATCACGCTCGTTTGTTTATTGTAGATGATGAACAGCGTAAGGCGCTGCTTGGTTTGGATGCCACGCCCAATGAAGATGTTACCGTCGTAAATGCCGAGTCCGTTGCGGCACTACTCTCTATCAGAACCAAAAAGGAGTTTAAGGAGCATCTTGAAGCGTTGGTAAAAACTGATGCAGAGAAAAAGATGATTGTTAAGCTTGCTAAGGACGCTGGTGGTGATGATGTGGCCGCTTGGAAGATGGAGGCTATTTCTGCCCTGGCTGAGACTGCCACTCTATAAGTAAAGGGGGTTGAGGTATGGATAATCCAACAACCTTTGAAGATATCCAAAGAAGTTTTCACGCCATGCCTCTTACCAAATATCTCATTGCTCCAGAACTGGAACAGGAGTGGTTAAAAACGGCTGTTGCGGACTATGAGCTGGATTTGAGCTGTGATCTTCATTATGACAAAGAAAATTTAACCTTTGCCGAAGAGTTAGATGCTCCAACAGCTCGTGTTTTGGCGCTCATGATGTATGTGAGTTATTTGCAACGTGAGCTAAGCCGTGTTATGGCGTTGAATAGCATTTATGGGAAGGATATTCAAATTGCCGGAACCGATGCGACAAAGAGAGTAACAAAATTAGAACTTGAACATGAGATTAGTCGTGTGAATGAACGTCTTCACAAAATGAAACAGCACTGTTTTGACTAAGGAGGTTAGTTATGCCAACAGAATGGTATTTAATGAAACGTCCTTTGTTCAACAGCGGTTATGAAAGTGATGAGTTCCAAAATTTTGCCCAAGACAGTTTTGAAGAGATTTTGGAGTCTTTTATTGCTAAAGATATCGAAATCTATGAAAAGAGTCTGTCGGTTGAACCAGTTGTTACACGAGCAATCGTTCAAAATGTGACTGGTGATGTTTACAACAACAGTTATCAACGACAGCTTTTGTGTCGTATTGGCACTTTACGTATGGGGCAATACATCAAAATTGATGGCCGTTATTGGATAGTAGCAACGCTGCCTGATAACAACCAGATGTATGAGAAAGCAATCTTGTGGCAATGTAAATTCTCTATTCGATTCGTCTCACCTATCACTGGTGATGTAGTTGAATATCCAGTATACAGTGTCAATAGCACTCAGTATGGTTCTGGAGAAACACAAAGAAGTTACATGAAAATTGGAACATCACAGCAGTTGACCTACATTCCATTTAATGAAGAAACAATTATGTTGGAATGCGGCGCTCGTTTCCTAATTGACAAGAACAAGAAAGCTCCAACTGCATATCGCTTGACTCAGGTTGACACCAGTAGTTATTCATGTGGTGAGGATGATGGCCTGCTTCAATGGACACTTGTTGAAAGTCAGAGAGACGAAAAGACGGACAATGTTGAGCTGATGGTTGCAGATTACTATGGAGTTTCTGATTTTTCCGTCCCCGATCCACCAGAGCTGGGTTACTCTATTACAATGATTCCAGATGGCAAGAAGCCGCAGGTTACTTTTGGTGAGGAATTGCTTGTTTCTGTTGAGTTTTTTAAGGACGGAGAGAAGACTGATCCTTTCCCGCTTGAAATTTCTATCACAGATGGAACAGAGTATGGTCTTTTGAAAGACATAGAATCAGAACAATTTGTTGTGCGGGCGTTGAATAACCGTGATTTTATAGGACAGGAAATAACTGTAACTGCCCATAATGATGATTTTGGCGTATCAGAATCCTTGATCCTGAGCGTAAAGGGGTGGTATTAATGTATTTAGAGGAAATCCCTAAGTATAGAGATACTATTGTTCAGCAGCTTCTTAAATCTGACACCATCATCAGCTTACTTGGTACAGATAAAAACCGTCCTAAAAAGCCCTCAGATATGGTTTATCAGTATCTCTATCCTTACGACCGTATTATTGATAAAACGTCGGAGGCAGGTAATTATCTGTGCTTTGATATTGTTGCTCCCCGAATTATCAATAGGGCGTTTACGGATTTTCGTATCTATTTCTGGATTATATCTCATGACAGATGGATGCAGACTCCTAAGGGATTGGCAAGCGATCTTCTGTCGATAGAGGTTGAACATATTATGAATGGCAGTAGGAATTTTGGTCTGGGAACTGTGGAGTTGACTGGTTGGGACAGATTTAATCCTGCGGAATGTTTTCATGGTCGCTCCTTAGTTTATAGGACTGTTGATTTTAATAGGGAGTAATCTTTGGATACAAAAGATTTAGAGTTGAAGCTTTGTTCCGACGATCCTATTTACGTGGCTGGTGTTCCCATTTATCCAATTCCAATTCGCCGTATTGCTCAAATTGGCTATATGCGTTTTAATTCCGAGTTAAGGCTGCTATGTTTGACTGAAGACGATATAAAGGTTTTAACAGGGGATGATGCATCAGATGTAGGGGTTTATACCTATCTGGTAGCAAGCGCTGTGCGGGATGCTGAGCTAATGAATGCTTTAATTTTCTGGCTTTCAGAGATCACGCATTGCAAGGCGCTTTTTTCACAACGTAAGATTGCTTTTGTTACCAGATCCTTTGAAATCAACAAAGATAATTTTTCAGCAATACAGTCTGTCATTCGACAGCGTAATGGATTACAAGGCGTTGAAGAGGAAGAAGATAATCCCGAGAATGAAGCCGCTCGCCGTGTATTACAACGGAGGAAAGAGGAACGGTTAAAGCGGCGCAAAGCAAAGTCTTTAGACGATGATGAGTCCGCAATTACACTTTCAGATTTGGTAAGCATTCTGGCAAGTGGGTTTGGAATGACATTGCAAGAAGTAATGGGATATGACCTTTATCAATTTAATGACCAATTTAATCGTCTGAAAATTATGGATGATTACGAAGTAAGCGTACAAGCGCTATTACATGGAGCAAAGAAGGAAGATATCAACTTTACTCATTGGCTCACAAAGATAAAACATAGCCCAGAAGATTAAACAGTGCGGTTTTCGCACTGTTTATTTTTTTAAGGAGGTACACATGAACGATAAGTTTGGCGCAAAGGAAGTCATGGATGTTGTTCTTTATGATATGGCAACAAATAAGCCTACCATTCAGTTTGATAGCTTGAAGACTTCCAGCATTAGCGTGACCTCAGAAAAGGTCTACGCAAGAGGTGGTAAGGGAAATCCTAAGCTCATTACTTGGGAGATCAACAAGGAGGCAACTCTGACTATTGAGGATGCCTTGATTTCTCCTAAGTCCCTGGAGCTGATTTCAGGTATTGCTCGTAAGATTGGCGTACAGACCATTCATATGAGACAGACAACCGAGTATGAGAATGGCGAGAACAAGGGTAAACTCTATCCGCTAAAGGCAGATGCTGATGGAAAGATTCAGCTTGCATTTAAGCCTAACGGCACTGTGGATAAGGTTCTCGTATATCCATACGACGCTGATTGTGAGGACGATAAGCTTTTTGATATGACCGGAGCAACTTTGGATGCAACTACAAATGAGTTGACCATTGCAGATGCTGCCGATCAGCGTGTGGTTGTATACTACGATTACGATAGTAGCGAAACTGCTGAAACCTATGTAATTGACGCTGAGCACTTTAGTGGCACCTATAAGCTGGTTGGTGATACTGTGCTTCGTAACCAAAAGACTGGTAAGGATGAGGCATTCCAGATCACCATTCCTAATTTGAAGTTTACTTCTAATTTGTAGCTTGGCTTTGCTGCTGAGGGCGATCCGTCTACTACCACATTTGAGTGCGAGATCATGCGTGATTCTGATACCGGCTCAATGATTCAGATGGTGAAGTATTAATATTACTGAATACTGTCGGGGGGGGGGTTTTTCCAGGCCCTTTTCTCCGTGCCCCAGAAGATTTTTGCGCAAAGTTTTGGCCCGG